AATGGTGGCTCACCGCGGTTCTGCCCCACGCTAGAAACCTTATGAGGGTAACCTCCTCACTAGAGGGAGAGCCATTATTCTTCTTCATAATAATCGTCGATATCGGCCGAGCCGGCTACAAAAACACCTTCCAATGAGTCCATGCGACCACAGTCTCAAAAAAAAACTTATATACACCAACCGTCATGATAACTCCTTTAAAAAATTTTTGCTATTCTACCTTTATACCATCCTTCTGGTATAATGTCAACTTTTTTTATCTTCTTATTCTCACTGCCATTAGTTATCCACATAGTACCATATTGAGAGTTATTTTCACCTTTTTGTTTCTCTTTCATTATCTCAGACATATATTGCTTATGTTCTTCGGTGTGAGATTTACCTGAAAATGTAGGAATATACCAATTATTTTCTTTAATTTTTTTTCTAACATTATTACTCAATTTTTCTTTTACATGTTCTATTTGACTAGGATTACTAACATTATATTTTTTCATTAGAGTAATATCAGCTATTTTACGAGCATTTTTTCCACCTAATGAAGTCCATTTTTTATTTTTTTCATGTTTATTAACATAAGACCAACCACCCTGGCCACCAGAACAAAGATTATATGTATCTTCGCGTGAACATAATTCTTCAGTTACTAATTCAGCTTCTTTAGAATTCATGTCAGCTTCATTATCAAACTGAAATAGAATTTCTTTAGTAAAATTATCAATACCATGTTTCTTTATTGCTCTAGTGATAAGCTTACCAGAGCCCATATATCCATCATTCAAATCATTGGTTTTATGTTTACCAATATAAATCTTTCCATTAATTCGATTAGTAACTTTGTAGATTATATAGAACATAAAAGGAAATCCTAGAAGTTAATAGTTTTATTGACACTACTATTTATAACTTCTAGGATTTCAATGAGCTGGGAACAGGATTCGAACCTGCGAGGGATTTTACTCCGGTAGATTACAAATCTACTGCCGTCAACCACTTGGCTACCCCAGCATCAATTTCAATACATTATTTAGTAGTTTCTATCTATTTTTTCGAAAGATACTCCTACACCATAATAACCATTTGAAGACCCATACCAACGGATGGTCACAGAACCCTTATTAGTAGCAAATTCATAGAAAGTCCATAGACCAACACCGTATTCAGTAGTTTCAATTCGATCATCACTATTAGTACGCTCTTCTGCCAATACAATTGGAGAACCTACCAAATCATCTAGATCGCCGATGATATCTTCAATATATACATTTTCACAACAATCTTGATAATGATACATTAAGTATACTTCACCATCAGAAGTGTGAAAACGAAGTTCCCTACCATTAAAATTTTCAATCTTAGTAAGAGTCTTTCCAACCAATTCTTGTATCATTTTTAATTTTTCCTATTTCTAAGTTTCTATATCTTAGCACTCAGAAGATTAATTGTCAAGAAAAAAATGGCAGCCTCATCAGGTTTCGAACCTAAAATTTCTGAGTCAGAGTCAGACGTGTTACCGTTACACTATGAGGCTATTGAAAAGGATCAACCACTTTGACCTCCGCTTGCCATTCTGGCAAAAATGTCAGCCAACGAGAATCATGAATGGTTAATGGAATATGAAGTTCATTAGAAACTAATTCCCAATATTCTGGCTTATAAGGCTGTTTAAGAGGTTTCCAACGACCTTCTGGCATTGAATCTCCTTTTTTGCTATTACAATCCTTACATGCTAGAAGAATATTTTCCCACGTGAATGGACCACTTTTAGATTTTGGAATATAATGTTCCATAGTCTTTTCATTTTCTGGAACGAAATTGCCGCAATACTGACATGTAGCTTTATCACGGACATAAATTCCATGTTTAGAACAAGTGGCTGTGTGTTTACGCTTAAGATAATTCTTCCTAGCAATTACACTTGGCCAATAACGAAGATTGTATCTATCTAGTGCGGCTGGATGTGCAGTTTTGATAGGATGATCATATGATAGAACCACATAACAAGTTTCTGCAAAAACACGATTAATGGCTTGCTCAAATGACATCTTCTGAATAGGAATCTTCACTGGAGATAAATCGCTGTTGAGCATAAGAACTGGTTTAGTCATGGATACACCTATCAGATAGGAGAAACCCGCTTGACCCACTTCACATCAGAAACCGTAATTTCCCAAACGGCGCATTCGAAACCCGTCTTCTTGGCGGCTTCAACCGCAGCTTCGAGTGTTGAAAACCGCTTATCTTCGATCGAAGAAGAGGGGAAATTCACGAGAGAAACTAAGTAGGACATTTCAGTCTCCGGTTAGAGTGCCTTAGCGCCGATCATGTTTATACTATACCAGACGCTCTAATTAATGTCAACCAAAAAAATGGAGCCTATAGACAGATTCGAGCTGCCATTTCCGCGGTACGAAGGCGGTGTTCTTCCATTGAACTATATAGGCATCAATTCAATACAGGTGCTTCATATGTAGTAAGATCAAAATCTTTCAATCCTAGTTCTTCAATTTCTTCTTCCGTTAAAGAATTTCCTTGTTCTTGAAGTTCTTCAGCAGTCATATTTGAAAATTTATCATGAATTTCTTGAATGAAGACTTGTTTTTCTTCATCTGTCATTCCTAGTTTTTCTAGAGATTTAAAGAAATCTTCAGAAAAAGTAGCTTTCATTTAATTATCTCCTTTATATGTTCGATCAAATTCACAACTTTCACAATCAACTCCTAGATCAATGCCTAGTACAACTGTACAATCATCATCACCATATTTACATCCGTGAATAGAACAACAATGACGATCATGAACATTATTAAAAATTACATATCCATTTTCATCATATTTCCTACGATTAGCTTTCACACGAATCTTAGGCTTATCCATATCTTCATACTTCATTGAAGAATTCCTTCAGATGCTTTTTATAATTACCACAACTTTGTGATGATTTAACTTGAATTACTAACATTTCATGAAAACTTAGAAGAATCCATTTATCATCCTCATTAGTTGAAGATTTGATAGGTCTCTCAATGTTTTCCAAATCAGTTAGTTGAATTAGACCATAATTACGTTCTTGTTCTTTATAAATCGATCGAATGAGTTCTTCAATTTGATTAAGAACAAACTTGCGTGTAAAAGGAACCATCACATTTTCTACATTCTATAAAAATTGGCACCCCGTGAAGGAGTTGAACCCTCCCATCTGGTTTAGAAGACCTGAGTCCGAATCCGTCGGACGGGGTATATATCTCACTTACTTTTTGTATCATACATGATATTTATATATGTGTCAACCATTTTTTTCAGCCAATTAATATCGGAATCATTCTCAATAACCACATCCATATGAGATAATGCCCAATCCCACTCTGACCGATGAATATCAACAGGAGAAATACCATCCGAACGATATTTGCTAAACCACTTGGGCAATGGATTCCTCTTGATTTCCCAAACCCAACCGCCAATCGTTCTAATCATTTCAATTTCATTTTTAAATCTGGTGTCTGGTATTACATAATTCTTTTCAGGATTATTAAGAATTCTTTGTTTTACAATAGAAACCCAAACATTATCATGAAATCCTTGTCTCATACATTCTGTGCCAAAGAGTTGTAATACTAATCTAGGTGTAACTTCAAAGCCAACTTCTTTAGTCCAATAAGGATCAATCGCTTCTCTCCATTCTCTCGATTCTTTTGTATCACCTTCTAAGAGTTTACGATCCCAATTGAAAATTGTTGCAACACCATCTTTCAAACTATCCGCAAAAGATAGTTTAGTAAATCCATGTGTTTCTACCAAAATATCTGCAACAGTACCTTTACCACTTCCAATAAGACCACAAACTCCTATAATCATTCATTACTCTCCTTTAAGTGAAAAAATCTTCAAGTGTTCCAGTCAATTTCTTTTCTTGATTTTTAATGTATTTGATAGCATGTTTTACACGAGAAGGATACTTTCCAAGAAAAGTACCAGCTTGCAAATCACCAATTGTAAGATATGATTTATGAAAATGATCGATTTGATCCCAGTTTTCAATAAGAATAAATGTGATAGAATCATACATTGCATCTGATATAATAGGATCATCTAATTCATAATAAGCATAGGCAGCCATTAAATACCAGGGTATCAACATGTTCTTATTTTTCGTGATAATTGATTCCGCTATAGTATCATACATTACATACGTTTCTCAAAAATAAAATATGATCTGCCTGTTTCACCTGCCCAATATACAGATTTTACATAAGTAACTTTCCAACCATATTTTTCATCAGGAACATCATTTGGAGTAATAGGTTCTACTGTCATAATTAATTTCCTTTCATCAATGGTCACCCTAACGGGATTTGAACCCGTGCCTCTACCTTGAGAGAGTAGCATCCTAGGCCACTAGACTATAGGGTGATTTTATTTTAAGAAAAATTGGTACCCGAGGTCGGACTCGAACCGACAACTTCTAGATTTTGAGTCTAGCACCTCTACCAGTTGGGCTACTCGGGCTTAAATTGATGCTTCTAAGGAGACTTGAACTCCTAATAAATACGCTCTCAACGTCAAGCTAAAAATTTTGGTCGACCCGGAAAGAATTGAACTTTCTGCCTACTCCATGTCAAGGAGGTGTGCAGCCATTACACCTCGGGTCGTGTTTCCGGAAATCCTAGAAGTTAATAGTTTTATTGACATTACTATTTTTAACTTTCTAGGATTTCAATGTAGCGGGAGTCGGAATCGAACCGACCTCTTTGGCGCATGAGACCAAGCTGGAACCACCTCCAGTCTATCCCGCATCAAACTTAAATCGCAGTAGTGCTATAAAAATAAATTCCGACATTTTTATATAGTAGCACTCCGGAGATTAATTGTCAACCAGAAAATTTGGCACCCCCGAGAGGATTCGAACCTCCATCTTCCTATCCAGTTACCTTTCTCTCGGTTCGTAGCCGAGGGGGATACGAGGGCATAAAAATCATACTTTCATTGTCTTAACCCAAACTGGGTCATTACCAAAAATTTTTGTTAGTCCATTGTCTACAGTATAACCACGTGTGCGATATCCGTCAACCATTTTCTGTAGTCGTTTGGGATTAACATCACCGATAACGATCGTACCATCAGTTTCATATCGGACAAAGTTCATAATGTATCTCCTTTAAGTTGGTAGTCGCCCAGGGATTCGAACCCTGCCGTGAACAGTAATCTGCTGCCTAAGGGGTTATAAGACCCTCCCGCTCACCAGAGCTGACGACCATAAACTAAAAATTGGGGTGAAAGACGGGTACCGCCCCCGCTAGCCAACTGCTTCACAGGCAGCGCCCTCACTTTTTGGGTTCATTCACCATTTATTTTTGGTGCTGCCCCGAGGAATCGAACCCCGTCCTCTAGTTCTTCAGACTAGCGTACACACCAGTTATACGTGAGCGGCATAATTAACTATCTTCACCTGCAGCCGTGAAACCATTGTCCCAGGCATCTGCACAGTCAGGATCATTATTAAAATAGGGATTTTCTTCCCTATATCCAGAACCTAGATGAAATTCCCATCCAGCAGAATAGCCTTCATCATAAGCCCAGTCAAGTTGATTCTTCCGAAGATCATCCATCTGTCTCACTCCGTCTCATTAATCATCATGTTTATATAGTAGCATCAATCTAATTAATTGTCAAGCTAAAAATTTGGTGCCCCTGGTCGGATTCGAACCGACAACCTCTAGAATCTAAGTCTAGCACCTCTGCCAGTTGGGCTACAGGGGCATAAATCTGGTGATAGTCTCTCCTATCAGTCAAGCCTACTTAATGTCGGTGGCTTTCCCCAAAATGGTCGGAGACCTGGGGATCGAACCCAGCTATCCTTGCTTCCAAAGCAAAGCGATGACCCAGCCTCTTCGTCTCCGTTCTAATCAATGGTGGAGAATATCGGAATCGCACCGATCATCCAGGTTCCGTGCAAGGGATCCGAGGGTACCTAGCCCATTCCCCATTATTATATGGCGCGGACAATCAGATTCGAACTGATACCTCTAGGTTGGAAGCCTAGCACGCTAGCCATTAACGCCATGCCCGCATCGTATACACTATTTAGTCAATTGATTTGATATAAATATAAACTCCGTACAAAAAACCTAGAAAACTTAGAAAAATTATAGTTCCAATTACTGTTCCTAGAAATGCCATTTATTATGCTCCCGTCCAACGGACTTTATATTCACCAAATACATTGCCTCGAGAAAAATTTCGAGCCGGCGCCGCCCAACTAGCAGCCTTTAGAATGTCACCATACTTAAATTTAGCATCATTTTCGTTGTTAATAATAAATAGCTTCACACTACCACGATTTGAAATCTTGATATACTTACTACCAGTATTAATTTCAAATCCATCCTTATAATTCTGAAGCTGTTCATCTAAGATTTTATTCGAAATATCATTCCGCTTCCAAGAAGAAGCCTGAAATGCAACATAATCATTGATCATAGTCGTGATCAGATTACCAACGGCATTTGCCATTTCCGAATTCATTTTCTTCACTCCGTGTTTCATCATGTTTATATAGTAGCATCTAGGAGATTAATTGTCAAGCTAAAAATTGGACGACTGTGTCAGGAATTGCACCGACCTACACCTAGTTTGCAGCTAGGGACCTATCTGTCTCAGTCAACAGCCGATAGTTCATTAATGGCCGGGTCATCCAGATTCGAACTGGAACTAAGAGATTCAAAGTCTCGTGTGCTACCATTACACCATGACCCATTAAAATGGTCTTCCCCGACGGATTCGAACCGCCAACCTGTACGTCCCAAACGTACTGCTCTACGCAGATTGAGCTAGAGGAAGATAAATGGTGGGCTAGGGGAATTTCGAAATCCCGACACGCGGATTAAAAGCCGGCTTAAAGCCCGCTGTTCTGCCTCTGAACTACCAGCCCATTTATATTGGTGGTACTACTAGGTATCGAACCTAGGTCTTTCGGTTACCGGTACATGCCGGGCTGAGCCGAGTGCTCTACCTTTGAGCTATAGTACCATAATTGATGGGCAGTTTACTTGCTATGTCTTACCCAGGACCCTCAAATGGTAGGCTGAGAGAATTTTGAAATCTCGACCCGCGGGTTAAGAGCCCGCTGCTCTGCCTCTGAGCTACCAGCCTATAAATTAGAAATACTGAACTCGTGTGTCATCAATATCAGACAAGTATCGGAATCCCTTATAATTGCCAGTCTTAAAAAGAACTTGTTCCAATGCTCCCATCCAACCCTTTCGGATTTCTGGAGAACAAGTGCTATTAGCCAGCATCTCGTTGGTCATTGCAACCATGTCAGCAACATCAAAAGTCTTCCGAGTCATCACTCAAACTCCCTCATTGATCATGTTTATATCCTAGCACCTAGGATGTTTTTTGTCAAGCTGAAAAATATCACTTCGGAAAAATTAGACAAAGAAATCTACCGTTTGTAGTCTGCTCAGTAGTAAGTTTCTTTAGCTGTTCGGCTACCACTCGGCACTCGTTCATATTATCATATCGCTTCAATTCAACCATGGTTGTCTGAAATGCGAAAAATGCTAATACATACACAACTTCTAGCATAATATTTCCTTTCAAAGAATTTGGTGCCCAAAGTCGGACTCGAACCGACAACTTCTGGATTTTAAGTCCAGCGACTCTACCAATTGGCCTACTTGGGCAATAATTTCTAATCACGCCTTAAGAATTGCAAGCTTCATTCCACCAGGAATACCCCAATCCTTGGGATAGTAATCTTCCTCGGCCACTTCATAAACAACTCCGGAAGGACCATAAACAACATTTTCATAATCCGAGAAAACGATTTCAATATCATCACCATGCTGAGACTGCAGATTCTGCAACTTCTCAATGAGTTCATTAATCTTCATTTTCTTCACTCCGTGTCATTCATCATCATGTTTATATAATAGCATCGACCTAATTAATTGTCAAGCTAAAAAATTTGGAGGACCGAGAGAATTTCGAAATCTCGACACGCGGATTAAAAGCCCGCTGCTCTGCCTCTGAGCTACCGGTCCATAATGTGGCGGTGCACCACGGTCTTGATCCGTATCCCATATCTCAGGAACCATCTGTTTAGCAAACAGTGACGACCTCCCAGTCGCTTAATGCACCAATGGAGGAGAGCGGGAAGCAATCGAAGCCCAATCCTTTTTAGGGGATCACACCGCTTTCAAGGCGGGTCCGGCGCGCCTGTCCGGTTCACTCTCCATTAAATCTGATGGGCAGTTTAGACCATGCCCAGGGTATCTTCATATCAGCTGTTTCCAGTTAAAATGGCTCCCTTGGAAGGATTCGAACCTACAACCTCCAGATTAACAGTCTGGCGTCTCTACCAATGAGACTTCAAGGGAATAATTCTATGGCGAATAGCAGTGGTCCTGCCCCACAGCGCTAAAGCGCCGAACAACTTTCCAGGCTGCCCTCACGGCTTTGTGAGTTTACTATCCATTAATTGGTCCGATTTCGATCTATCAGGATGATGACCAGTCATTCCTCTTCCCTGGTCAGGAGTGGCATATGCCATGATCTACTCTCGGCACTCTCTATGTTGGTAGTCCACCAAGGTTCTGCCCCCTGCAATGCTGCCGTGTAAAAGCAGTGCCGTCACTAGCTGGCTCGTGGACCATCTTAATTGTCAAGATAAAAATTTGGTGGGTGACCCATGGAGTTGCACCTGGTTTACGCCGTTTTACAGACGGGACTAGATTCTGACCTATTCCGTCACCCAATAACTATTCTTCTATCATCATTCTATCAAATTGGCTCCTCGTCGGGTATAAACTGTTCTAAAGCTGACCCCCACCTCGTCGCTTTAGTGACCAACCAACAGCGCTGAAAGGAGAGCGCCACATCTTGGCCTTACCAGGTAAAATATAGAAGTTTTCTCTATCCGTGCACAGATAGATATCTGTTAGTAGTTTGCAACCTAGCTAACAAATCTATGATTTACATTACTGGGAGTCGAACCCATCTTTCCGCTGCTAGCAGACGTGCTTCCGTTACACTAAATAAAAACATAGACACTTCTAATTTTTGGCGCAGCGGACGGGAGTCGAACCCGCATTGTCCTGATTGAAAGTCAGGGTTCCTAGACCAGTTAGAAGACCGCTGCATTATTCATCCGACTTATGTGTTCATCACACCGCGGTTGTTCAAAAAACTCCAATTTCCTTAAACCACTTTTTTATTCGGCTGCAGTCTGAGAGAAAGTGACAAGAACCTCAGCCCAACGCCGGGCATCATCGAAGCTATCAAACTTGGCCAACATAAAAGTTGCAACCCACAGTTCAAACTTAGCATCATTCAGAACAATGTCAACCTCTTTTTCGGCATTCGTAGCGGTCCAAAGAGTCTCGGAAATCTTTTCAAACTTCATCATGACACTCACTCCGTCTCATTCATCATCATGTTTATATAGTAGCATCAATTTTCTTTTTTGTCAACCACTTTTTTAGTGGCACAACTCATCATCACACATTGAAATTGGCGCACCCGACGGGAATCGAACCCGCCTAATCCTCATAGACAGTGAGGTGACTTCCCAGTCGCCCTCGGGTGCATAAACTTGTAAACCGCTAGCCATTTCTGACCCAAACAGCAAGGCTGTCTGATTTGTATTCGCGCCGCGGCTTAACAGGCGCTTTCTTTGATCCAACAATGTCCAACAGCAGGAAGCCGAAGCTTCAAATTCTATATCTCTATCACCGTCTAGGCGGCGAATCTCGTGATCTAGACATTTCTTTATCCCTTCATCATCATATTCATAATATAGCATCTGAGAGATTAATTGTCAACCACTTTTTTCATTTTTTTGGCGCGGACGAAGAGAATCGAACTCTCACATTCTGGCTGGCAACCAGACACACTACCATTATGCTACACCCGCATTATATGGCACCGATTTCAGGATTTGAACCCGAACGAACGGTTTTGGAGACCGTCATGCTAGCCGTTACATCAAATCGGTATAAAAAAAACCACCGTATTTCTCGGTGGTTCAATTCAGAAACAATGTGTTGTTCCTTACATTAAGCCACCATTAAAATCACATACAGATTCACTATTAGGATTTGACCATCCTAAATTATCCTTATAACTATGTGAAATCTGTACTAACAACTCTTATTCTCCTTATTAATATACTCCTATTTAGTCATATTGTCAAGAGTTTTCTCACATTTTTTAATTTTTTTTACTTTACAATGCCCTTACTCTTGGCCCAATCGAACAAAGCCTGAAACTCTTCATTAGTCAGATTAAATCGAGCCCACTCATTGGGACCACAATCTACTTCAATTGATACATCATTATCATAATTGTAGAATTCAACAGAATGATTGTAACGTTCATTCACCCCAAACACACGGTCATCACTAAAAACTCGGTCCGTCATAACTCACTCCGTTTTATTCATCTCATCACCAGAAATACGCGTATTACCAAACACACAAGCATAACCACCCACTTGGGCATTATCATACACTTTGGCATCACCGAATACTTTGGCATTATCAAACACTTCGGCATCACCATACACTCGGGCATTACCAAACACTTGGGCATCACCAAACACTAATGCATTATTATACACTTGGGCATAACCATACACTAGGACATTACCATACACACGAGCATTTGGTCCCACATATGCGGTATCATCTACCTTAGCCGTATCGGCAACCCAGCCACCACCATTAGGATGGTGATGGGCGGGAACCGGACCATTGCCGTCACCGAAATCAAAGGTTGTCATATCACTCACTCCTTGTTTCATCATCATGTTTATAATATAGCATCGTGGAGATTAATTGTCAACCACTAAATTCGCCTTTTTCCCGTAGCAGGATCATTCGTGTCAGATACACTCATAACTTGTAAACCACCCTTATTATACAACTGCCCTACCACATACTTATTTGAAGTGCCTTGCCAATCTTTCTCATTAGAATAACTAATAGCTTCTATTGAGTTTGATAATGGCAAGGCATTGTCGATCTTATAACTAGGAATTGAATTAATTTGGACTTTTCTCTTTTTACGGTTAGAAGCTAACTGTTCGGGATGAACTCCTTGTTTTCGAAGCCACTTGTCATGCTCCAATCGTTTCTGTTCAGATATCTTCTTTTTCATTTAATTCTTTCAATCCTTCATCTGGAAAATTAACTTTCAGAAGCCATAAAACTTCATCGATAGAAGAAATATTTCTAAACTTATATCTAGTTTCTGCCGACAATCTATCATATAATTCCCAGTCTAAAGCAGAACCACCATTAGTATTATTATACAAGGTTTTCATTTCCCCTCATTCATCATACTTATATCCTAACACATAGGATATTTTTTGTCAATAGATTTTTTTTAGCCCTAGTGACAAGGAAATTTAGAATGTCCATTGTTTCGTCATAATAAGGATGATCACTATTCCAATGATCATAAGCCTCATCAATTGTGAAATATCGGCAGCCGGCAAGAATTCTTAGTTGACCATCAGAGCAAGGAACAATGATGAAATCATAGCCGTCACTACGAGATACTTTAGGAGGAGTAATTTTGACAATGGCATAACCAAACACTTGAGCATCACCAAACACTCGGGCTTTATCATACACTTGGGCATCACCATACACTCGGGCTTTATCATACACTTGGGCATAACCAAACACTTGGGCATCACCAAACACTCGGGCTTTATCATACACTTGGGCATAACCAAACACTCGGGCTTTATAATACACTCGGGCTTTACCATACACTTGGACATCACCATACAATTGGGCTTTATCATACACTTGGGCTTTATCATACACTTGGGCATCACCAAACACTCGGGCTTTACCATACACACGAGCATCTGGGCCTACATAAGCGGTGTCGGTTACGATAGCAGTATCGGCAACCCAACCACCTCCAATGGGATGCTTGTGGGCAGGAACATGTCCATTACCGTCACCAAAATCAAAAGTTGTCATTTAATTTCTCCTTTAATAAACTTAGAAATGAATTCACGATCTTCAATTGAAAAATCATTAATCTTTCTCTTATTAAAAGGAGTACGGAAATGTACCATATCTTCTCCGATACGACATAATGTATTAAATGTAGCATCATCAGTAACTTTACCTGAATTAGCTAATTCTAGCATTGCTCTACCAGTTTTTATCATTGTACTAGTTAGGATACTCATATCAATCACTCCTTCATTACATATACATATATGATAACCAATGTCATAATTAATGTCAATAGCCTTTTATCAACAAAAATCATCAATAAGCATCAATCACAATATGTCTTAATAACGACTACATACGTAGTCTAGCAAAAATTTTTTTGGCTGTCAACCAAAAAATGCATCGGTTAGAAACTTTTTGTTGGTACCGGTGATGAAAATGGACCTTTAGCTATCATGCAAGAAAATTTAACATTGACACCTGCACTAGGTGAATTGATAAAACGAATGAAAGTAAACATCCATTCTCCAGTTTTCATCTTCATGTATAGTTCATATTTTGTTTCATTATCATCTAAAAATACTTTAGTGATTTCATAATTTTTTTCGATCAATAATTGATGCATTGATTCATATATTAAACAATATGTTGCGAAAGCGGGTGAATTAGAATTAAATAAAAGAAAACAGCTTAGGATGGCTATGAATAAGATTTTTTTCATCGTAATAATCCTTTATAGTTTTGATTAGGTCTTTAATATAATCATTTCGTCGACCTTCAAATACTTGTGCCGTTTCCCCTTCTACTGTAATGATGATAACAAAACGGTCTATTATTTGTTCAGTCAACTCTTCTATCATTAAACAATAAGCAGTAGCTTGTAGAAAATATGAATGAATCCATTCTTTCCTTTTATATTTATTTGCAGTCTTGAAATCAATCACACATAATTTACCATTCCAAATTCCTATACAATCACAACGACCAGCCACTCCTAAATACTTAGAATATAAAGGCAATTCCAATCCATATACAGTTGTTAAATTTTTATTGAGAACCATTCTTATATTATTGAATGATTGGAGGTGGAGAGGAGTTGGTGGGTGGACTGGATTTCCTTTGATATATTCTTCGCACAATAAATGGATTGAGGTACCGAAGTTTTTTGCGGCGGTAGCTATTCTATTGGCTTTTTCTTCACCCACTTCTTTTTTCCACTGTTCTATTCCATCTTTACTGAGTGATGAAAGAACAGTTGTAATGGAAGGCAAATCACCCACGGGAGTGTGGTAAATTCTCCCGTGGGTGTCTGTAGTAGCTGTTATATCAGGTAATGATATAGGTTTATATTTAATCAAATCCCATTCTCGCTCTATTGATGATATATTCGCGAATCAATTCTGATCGCACAATATCGTCTTCATTGAATTCTACTGTTCTAAATCGTTTCATGGAATGTAGAATTGACATAAAGTCTTTGATACCAGATTGATCGTTCTTTTTGTATACAAGATCGTTTTGTCTAAAGTCTCCTGAAAAGATTATTCGAGAGTTTTCACCCACACGGGTCATAACTGTGTGTAATTCTTGATCTGTCATATTCTGGCATTCGTCTACCAAAATGATCATATTGTCTAGATTAGTTCCTCTAATGAATGAGGTTGTTATGAAATTAACTAATCGTTTAGATTTTAGAATTTCATATGCATCACCTCTACCAAAAAGTTCATTACAAATTCCTATATAAGGTGCTTCATATACCTTTGCTTTTTCTTTCTCATTGCCAGGTAAGAAACCCATATCACGAGAGGGCACGACTGATCGTACAATTGTGACTGTTTTGTTACTTTCTGGTTGTAATAAAATTTCGTCTAATGCAAGATAAAGTGATATAAAGGTTTTACCTGTTCCTGCTAATCCATGTAGTAGAAGATTGAATCCATCATCATAAAAAGAGAATGCTGTTTGTTGGTTTAGGGTTTTAGGATTAATTTCTTTAATATGCAAGTGATTTTTATTCTCTCTTTTTTCTGTTCGTCGTTGTCTCTTATTTTTCTTGATAGGAAATACATTTTCGTAATCTTCTAAATTGTGAATTAGCGTCATTAGATTTTCCTTTATGTTAGTTTAGACACTATCACCTTTAGCCGCTCTTTTCTTTCTCCATTTTTCTACTGCTTGACGAGTTTTAACTTCCTTAGAACTCATATTTGAACCCATAGAAGCGGCTAATTCTGAAGTTGGATGAGCCTCCGCAATCTTATGCATTGTCTCCTTCCAACCTCCATCATTACGAATTCCTCCAACACCACGAACAATGTTCATGGATGTTAAATATTGTTCAATATGTTGATTGGTTTCTAAAAATTCTTCTTTGTCAGATATAGACATTATATCCGTCCATACCTCATCAGTTTCTTTATTATGAAAAGTATATAATGGCATATAAACTCCAATTAATTACTATGATATTTATGAAATTTTACCTTTGAAAATAGAATATAGAATATATGGCCAAATGAAAATACTAATTAACAATGAAAATAAAACCATTGGAAAACTAACTTTTAATCCAGTGATTTGTTCTAATTTGACTATATCTTCAGAATTATTAAGGATCTTTAAGAAACAACCTGTAAATCCAATTACACTCAAAAGAGTTAAAACTACATAAATGAAAACAAACCATTGTAAAATAATCATATCATCAACCTATCTTTAAAAAATATAATATTGCCACTAGTATCAATTAATTCTTTATTACGTCTGATGTCAGCTCTAATTCGTTAAGCCATTTATTGAACTCCTCATATGATAACCCATAAACGGTGTTTTTGCAAGTGAATTCCCATATAGTAGCCGAACCATCTATAACAGGAAATACAAAAACAAAACGAATTCCCAGGCATTGATCAATGAACCAATTTAGATATCTCATTCGTGCAACATTGTCATGATATGTTGCTTTGGTGTCATCATCATAATTTTTAGTGCCAGCATAAACATTTGATGTTCCTATATTCTCACTGGCTACGATGAAATCAAATCCAATCATGACAAGTTGTTTAGCACCATGAGCCAATGCTAACTGCATGGCATTCATACCCGCATTTGATCTAGGTGTTGGACCTGTGAAATCGGCGGGCACTAGATTTAGATCATGGTATAGCTGAATAGGTTCAAATTGTTCATTGATAGGAGGAATATAAAGCCTATCTTTCGGAAAATCAGAACGATTGATTTCCTCTATCATTCCTCTATCAATTGCGATCAGCCAATCGGGTATAAACTCACGATATAGTGCATTACAACCGTATATACGACCATTCGGCAGATGGTTTAGATTTACCATCTGCCGTGATGCTCCATTACCTATAATATAGGCAGTTTCTAATTTGGGATCAATCATCATCAAATGATGCATTCAAAAATGAGTTGTGGCGTACTTGATCGTCGGCCTTCATTTCGTGTCGAATCTTTCGCTCACGACGTTCAGCCTTCTTAGCCTTCCGATCATTCTTACTTGACCGAAAGTCAATGTCATCCTCATCGTCCCAACTATCACGACGGGCGCGAAAGGTCTTACTCATTGTCTTCTTCCTTCTTCCTTGTTTGATTTTATAGAATTGCTAGTAGCATTGTCACTCGGATAGCATCACCTAGAAACCAAGCTACAATTGATGTGTACACATTTTATACAAACTTCATCATATCACTCCGTCTCATTCATCATCATGTTTATGATATAGCATCTGAGAGATTAATTGTCAATAGAAAAAATTACCATCCTACAGTTTCTTCTGGGAAGGCTTCCATGACAAGGGCTTTGGTTAGGTTCTTATAAGGTGATGTTTTATCTTTCATTGCAATTAAAAGTTTAGCATCATCTGCATCAACCATTTCTAAAAATTCAATAAAAAGCATTTCTCTTTTAGCCTTTGTCATCTGAGGGTATTCGCCTCTCATAAAAATTTTGATACGACGAAACTCAGAATAGAGCATATGCTGCAAATCTGATTCTTTAGGTTGTGGCTTATATGGAGGTTCACCTTCTGGTAGCTGAAATAAGATGTTTGGTTTAAACATATATTTTAGCATTGAGAAAACATGTGGATTCTCCGCTTTTGCTTTTTGTAATGCTGCAATTCGATCTTTTTTGGCTTTTTTAGATACAGCTGCAGATAAAAGTTCTGCAATTCCTACTTTCATTTAAAACTCCTGTAGATTGGACATATGATTCATTAGATTATTCATAATGAAATAGTTCATCAACCGTGAACGATCAAGTTTTTTATATGATGAAAATTGATCCCATGCTTCATTCACGATTGATTCTGGAACCATGGATAGATCAATTACACTTCGATTTCGTTCAAAATTACGACGAAGTTCACCATCAAATGGCAAAATACCTTTGACTAGATCATTAATCATAGCATTTTTACGAGCAGTTCGTAATGTTTTCTGTCGTTTGTTATCAACAAAAACACTATCTTCAGATAGAATATTAGGAACACCGTCTCCCTTATCTCCTGATAGAATATGATCATATAAGGTGATTAATGGATCTGATGTTTTCAACATCTTTTTCGTGCGAGGAGAGTATTGGTGTACATTGGGATATCGTTGCAGTTGTACGAAATCACCATCAGCAGAATAGATTAGTACCTTCTCATTTGATGGTTTACGTTGACATAATGCAGAAATAATATCATCTGCTTCTGCAGTTGGCACTTGAAGAACGTAATATGGAAATGTTTCTTTAAGTTCTAGTTTTACCGTATTGATATATTCGAAAATCTGATTCCAATCCATCATGGATGAATCACGATCTTTTTTACGATTAGCTTTATAATATGGATATAGCTTTTTACGCCAATTGTTGGTATCGTCACATGCAAATACTAGATCGCCATATTCACGACCAAATTTATTTTTAATGAGACGAATAGAACTTAATGCAGAATGTCTCACCAAATCTAGTGAGAAATTTTTATCATAAAGAACTGTAATGGTTGAAATAATCATACCAGAATAATCAATCAGAATCACTTTATATCTCCTTATTAGGAATCGTCGTCTTCAAACATCTCGTCTGAAAGATTGGATAATTCTTTAGCTTTATCAACATTAGATATTACCACATCTGTTAATGGATGTGACAGACCAACGGAATCATATAGAATTCCTCGCATCATTTCACTAGCTGTGATATAGCGGAAAAAGAATTCCTTGTCCTCCATATCAAACCCATTCATATTTAGAACACTAGCAAATTGTGAGAAAAATCTATTAACAATTTCATCAACCAGAATTGTACGATTTGTCATAATAGCTTCGTACAATTCTGGTTCAGATTGAGGCAAATTGACTCTATTATTCTCCTTAGGAAATTTTATTACATTAGAGTCTGTCATCATGATGTCTTTAATAGGATCATATGAGAATTAATTCGACCTGTCACACTATACTCCTTTGCTCGGATTGTGTCAAGAAACTTTCGTAGTTGAACCTTGCCAGCCTTCATGAAGCTAGCTAGTTGCTCACCAGGCTTCCGAAGCCGCTTCATCTTCGAAGTAGCCTCATCAAAGTTTTGAACCGTGGTACCTTTGATGGTGAACCCACCGTCTAGAGCGTTCAATACGATTAGTTGATTATATTTAGTATTATACATCCATAGCTGAGTTGCACCAACAATCTTGCTAGGATCAATGGACACTAGCTTAAGTTCGTTAAACTCCTTCATATAGCTAACCTTCTTGGTTAGATCGTTAGCCGTCTTGACCTTTGCCTTCCGTGGCTTCCGAACTGCCTTGGCGTTCGTCATATGCCGCTTGATATCACTGAGCATAGCATCATACACAGCCACTCGCTTCTTCAGCTGAAGGCGAGTCAGGAAGCTATATGCCTCCACAAGCTGCTCATCCTTGCCCTTGTAAGCTTCTGCCAACTCGTCACGAATAGGCTCATAGTACGCTAGCAGCTTCGATGCCTGAGCCGCTTTAATCCCCTGAGTTTTCAGATACTCGTAGATACCCATGTTGAATTCGAACTTGTACTTATAATGTTCATGCCAGTCAAGTTCATCAAGCTGCTTGTCGATCTCAGCAATTACTGCGCTGATTTTCTCACGAATGCGGTCCTGTACGGTCATCTTCACTTTTGGGGAAGACGTTGCTACTTTCGGCTTAGCCTTAGCTGCAGCAGCTGCCAACAGCTGAGCCTTCGTCTCCTTGAAGAAGGAGAGACTATCAGCTGAGAGACTGACACCATTTGTCAGCATCCGACATTGCCACATAAAAGTAGTGGGAATGTCATTCTCAGAAAGCTTGCTAATGGCAACCATTTCCTTCTTATCAAAGGCGGTCTTGCCATACGTATGGACGAACTTCATGCCATCCTTAGTGGTATATTCGTAGTTATACCACTGATAGGCACGAAGCAGCTTTGATTGTGTGGATACATCGGTCGGTTCGGGTCCAAGATCATAGACCTTCACGATCCGCTTTTTAGTACGAGCCATTGATCTCTCCATTCATCATATTCATATAGTACCATATGGGAGATTAATTGTCAATCCCAAACTTATCAGGACGACCTTCAGCGCGAAGCCGAGCAGCAATCTTATGAGAGGTCCGCTTGGCCTTCTTGGTCTTAGCTCGAGAATGAGCCTTCGTGTGCTTGTACTGACCAATTCGACCACGCAGCTCACCACCAGCGCAGCAGCCGCAGAAGGGGCGCATTCCAAGAACGTGCCCAGGATTCATCTTATCGAGAGAGCCACCAAACACAATCCGTACTCCTTATTTCATTATGACTATATTTATAATATAGCACCTAGGAGATTAATTGTCAACCATCAAATTCGTAGATATGAAATTGAAAATTACGTGCACGATCACTATCAATAGTTGTATGAATTTTATCTTCAATTTTATGTAAAATTTCTAGAACTTTGTCTTTTTTGGCACCGCCTAGGCCACAGCCTATCCATGGAATTCCTAGTATGGGTAAGTGATCGATTTTATGAGACACAATTGCAGTAGCGGCTTTTAAAAGACTACTCTCAATTGCTTCATATGAAGCATATTGTTTACCATCACGACCATAAAATTCTTGTGTGAATAGATTGAATACAATTCTAGTACCCTCAAATGTTGCAATATAGTCACCTAATGGTATAACAAAGGGCTGATTTAGAAATCCAATATAAGCATTAAATGTATTTGGATACTTTTCACGGATATGTTTAGCAATACCAGAATTCATTTTTCCTTGGCAATTACAACCATGAGCGATGTAATAACAATCACTCTCTAATAAATTACCCTTCAGAATTTGTACCATTTTCATCAATCCTTCCTAATAGATAAAATATAATTCCAATAGTAGCATTTGATATTGCTAATTGAACAGTAATAATATTAAAAAAGAATGATCCTATAATTACAATTACAAATCCTAACAATATAGCCCAAAATTTATTATCAAACATTAGAATTATTCTTATATCTTTTATAGAAATCAGCTTGTTTTTTCGCATCTGCTAATGCTCGATGCATAGTGAAACTTTGTGTCCACTCTTTAATAAAACAAATATATGTTTGGTGTGAACATTCTTTTTCAACTAATTCATAATATCCTTGGAATTTGAATTTGCGATCTAGATTAGCAGCTACAAATAAGCGGTTACACCAAAATTCATCATATTGTCCGCCATCGACATGAATATCTTTTCCTTCTAAAGCTTCATTCATAATTTTAGCAACTTGATTGCCAGGTATTCCATAATCAAACAAATCACGTCTTTTAATTTTATGAATTGATTGACTA